CTCCTTTTTACTCCCATTTATAGCTGCCTACCAGCGGGAGCACTAGTAGGCATTAAGGACAATTAAGCCTTGTTGAAGCGACGGATACCGCCAGCAACCTTAGTTGCAATTGCATAGTAACCATAAACTGCTACCTGTAGGCGACCGTTAGCGAAAGCCTGAACCTGTAGAGTTGTCTTTGGTGCTTCATAGAATGTGATTGCATCTGGATTAACCAAAAGCATTGTGTCATCAGCTGTTCCTGAACCAATAAATGGATCAACATATAGGTTTGTTCCTAATACTGAGCCAACTACTGATGAAGGTGAAACGATGCCTGAGTTGTTGCTTGGATTAGCAGCAGCATAAAGAGCACGCTTTGTTGAATCTTGTGCAGCAAGAAGCACTGACCACCATGAACTGTTTGTGATCAAGTTAGTTGCAAATCCGCCGGTTGCAGCATAAGCGGCAGCAGCTTCAGTTGCAATGTAAGCCTGTAAGCCATCAGCATCAGCTGTGGTTGCAGTTCCAACTGTTCCATCTGTAAACATTTGAGTAAATACAGCTGTGTCAGTTGCTTTTGCATAAGCGTTATTTAATTGACGAATTAACTCGTCATAAAATACTGGTGATGATCGATCGATCAATTCCCAAGAAATGTTTTGTAGCCCAGCAGCCTTCTTAACATCAACGGTGATATAACCTGATGCCATTTCAGTTCCGCCAAGAGCTTCACCTTCAGTTGAGTTTCCATCAACTGTTGGAGCAGTTGTTAATTTAGGAATTGTGAATGACATTCCTGATGCTGGTAGAACACCACGAGAAATTGCATCAACTGATGGGCGTGCGCCAATTGTTGTTGTGATGAACTCGTTTAAGTGTTGTGGAAGTGTTAGACCTGTGTTTGTTGTGGTGTCATCTGCGAACTTAACATAAGTGCGGCTCTCATCATTGCCCATTGCAGCTTTGATTGAGTGCTCCAAGTAAGATCCAGCAGACACGATTGGTGAGCGTGGCTTTGTATAAGCAACTGGTTGATTTGCTTGAACTGCCACAGGCTCTGACTTTGCAGCTTCTACCGCTTCGGTGGCGATAGGAGCATCTGAAGTTATATCAGACAATTTGTCCTCCTGTGTTGTTGTATCCTCAGCGGTTGCTTCGGAATTCTCTGGTGTTGTTTCAGTCGCTACGACTTTTTCAACTCTAGCTGATGCAATTGCAGGATCAGACACCAAACTGACCTCAGCCAATGAACTCTTTGAAATAACCATTGCTCCGTCTTTGTTATCCCATGCATCAACCATTACGCCAACAGAAAATCCATCGCGTAATCCTGTAGCAGCTTCCTCCAATGCATCATCAGCTGCAAAAGTCTTTGCTAATTTAAATGTGCCTTCTAAACCTTGATCGTTTGCAGTAATATCAACCAATTTTCCAAGTGGGCGAGTTTTATCGTGCTCTAATAACAATTTAACTGGTTTTGAAAAGTCAATGCTGTCTTTAGCAAATACGGTTGCACCCGCACTTGTATTTCCGCGCTCATTCCAAGAAACAATTGTTCCTGAAATTGTTCGCTTGTTTGTATCGGCTGCGGTTATGGTTATTGGGAAATTAATCTTCATTTGATTAAGTCCTCCTCCTCTTGGATTTGTTCAACGCTCATCGCGCCGATGCGGTTTAGGATTTCATAAACTTGCGCTCTTTGTAATGCATCCCCACGCAAGAAATCATCAACGCTAAAACGGATTTCAGTTCCGTATGGCGTAAAATCTGGAAGTGTAAGGCGTTGCTCAATTGCAGTTAAAATGGATCTTAAAGAAAAATCAATTAAAGATTTTCTTTCTGAAACTGAATTTGAATAAGTCATTGAAGTTGTTTCTGCTGAAATGAAGTAAGCAGGAATTCCGGTCGCTCTTGCAATTTCCAAAGCAACATATTGGCGTGCTTCATTTAACTGAAGTTTTGCTGGATCAAATCCTAAAGCGGTTAATTCAACATCAGCATTTAAGAAAGCGGTTGCCCTTGTCGATCTTGCAGTTTTCCAACTTTCAAGCAATTTTGAAATTCTTTCTGGAGTAAGATTTGTTCCATTTGACTTTAAGACCATTGTTGGAACTGGCTCTTTAGCATAAAGTTCGGCAGCCTTTTCCAATTCTAAAGCTGCGCGAATTGTGCGACCCGCTCTTTGTAATACGCCTTCATCTAATCCATCAAATCGAATAATAGATCCAATTCCTGATGGTGGTGTCATAACTCCATCTAATTCATAACCAACAATTTCAGTTGCATTGTTGTTTAATCTAGGAATAATTCTATTAGGTGCAATTCTTGTCCATTGACGAACTCTTGCTCCATCTGAAACTGAGTAAGCATCTAAAACTAATCCATAACCAACGCCATAGAATAAAATATCCTCTGCAAGCCAAGCATAAACAGCTGATCCAGTAATTCTTGCATCTGGTTGCCATATTGCTTGAACTGGTTCAACATGTGCTCCAGTAAATTTGTTGTAACCCTCTAAAGGTAAAGATCCAATTGTGCTGCAAATTATATTTCGTGCTCTTGCAAGTGCTGGAACAGACATTGCCATTTCGCGAGTTGCAGTTTGCTGTGAAAAATAAACTCCACCTAAAGCCTGTTGAATATTATATGGTGCATTGGTGGCGGCAACATCAACGCCATCTGTTACGGTTTTTGTATTTACCTGAAAACGATCAAATAATCCCATTAGCACATAATATACCATATTCCCTAATTATCCGACTTGTATATCAATTTCCGTTTCTGCTTGTGTCGCAAAATAGGTTGCTAATGCAGATGCGACAGCTGCGCAAACGGCAACCCTGCTTGCCCTTCGACCAATAATCCAAGATCCATCGCCATACGGCAATTTTGCAGCTGATAATGTTTGTTGAGTCAATTCATCTTGCCCACCATGTTGAAGCCTGTGTGAATTTATTGCTCCAAGCCATCGGTCGCACGACTCTGCATAAATCGCACCATCCATGTCGGTAATTGGAATTCCCGCCGGGACTAGGCGGCTTGCAACAGCTTGAGCGGTTCTTTTTGAATAGGCAACTGTCTGCACATTGTATTTTCTAACATAAGGCGCGATGTCATTTGCTACTGCTAGGTCATTTATTGAATAATCGTTTGACCAAGTATGAAGCAAAACTAAATTAAATCTTTCACCCGATAATTTTTGAGTAGCGACCAATGCGCCAAATTTTCTATCTGGACTTAAATCTAATCCAAACCAAGTTTCTTTGTCAGGATCTAATGGTATTGGATCGGTCTGACATAAAGCCCATTTTTGGGCATCGATAGCTGAATTGATCGTATCAACCCATTGGCATAAAACTTCGGTTCGCACAATATCAGGCGGATCGTTAATAACTGCTTTTAAGTTATCTGGATGAATTGTAATTCCAAGCGATGGATTGGCTTGAGCGAATGCTTCCCAGTTGATGTCGCCTGACGGAAGGGTTATCGGCGCATCGGGTTCGGCACTCCACTCAAACCAACCGATCGTGTCGGATGGGTTCGCGCCCGCTGCTAAAGCGCGTTCCCTAAGTTTGTTTAGGATTACTGAATGTTGATCCCCAGCATTGGAATATATCCAAACTTGAGGATTTTGTGCAGCCATCATTGTATATCGCATTGATGACCAAGCATCCTCATCTTTGTATTCTCTTAATTCATCCAAGTGAATAGTCGATGGTTTTGAAATACCGCGAGAAGCATTATTGGCAGCTTTGACCACAAACCTACGACCGCCTTTAAGTTCCATTTCCTCAGCACCATGTTGCCACCGGATTTTCTTTACTTCCGAAGCCAAGCGATCATTTTCCTCAATTAGAGAAACCATCTGCCTGAATGTTTCAAGTGAGGTAGTTAATCTGTGGGCTGATGACAGCTGTAGATTCTCGCCCCAGATATACATGCCAGTTAAAATCCTGAGCATCATAAAAGTTGATTTACCGTTTTGGCGTGCGATCAAAAGCCCAGCCTCCGTATGATGCCAGCGACCGTCTGGCTTGACCTTATGTCCATGAATAGCCACAAACTTTTGCCAATCCATCAAAGGAATGCCAATTTCAGCTGCAAAATCGATCATTTCATGCCCTTTTGAAGGTAAATCATTCAAAGGTGAGTGAATTCGTGGAGTTGCCACACCTCCTATTTTCGATTGATCCCAATCATTCAGGATTTCGCCTGTTTGTAAGTTAATCAAGCGGATCCAGTTGGTTCATGTCCAATTGAGGTGTTTTGTCGGTTAGAAAAGGAACGGGGGGTCGGTGGTTTCCTTTGGCTCACAAAAAAACGCCCACCCTTCGAGAAATTACATTTACGACAGGCTGCAACTAAATTATCATCACTATCATTGCCATTAAGCCTTCTAGGTATCACATGATCTACTGTATCTGCATACTGACCACAATAGAAGCATGTCCAGTCATCTCGCTTGAGTATTCTTGGTCTGATCTTGTCATTCCATTTGCGTGTCCCTACTGCGCTCTTACTCAATGCCATCCCTTAATCTTGTAATGGTGTAATGCTTTACACATAGAACCATATCTTACTGTGTTGTATTTGATACCCCACTCAACCTGCTTATATCCATTAGCTTTAAGTAGGTATTTACTCTTGCCTTGAGGAATACCATAATGACTACCATTCTTAGCCTTTGGGTTCCACCTTGATTCCTTGTAATACAACTCATCTAAACAATAAAACTCATCAACATCATTAAGTTGTATGAAAGCCCATTGCCTGTATGTATTTGTGCTAAGAGCATTAGCGGAATCAATTTTTTCAAAGCAAAAGATTACAATGAATAGAGCGATCCCAACTAGCCAGCACCTTGCGAGCTTTCCCTGTCGGGCTCGCCTTGTCGCTTTGTGAGCGACTGCTACACTAGAGCCTATCATACGATACCAAATTCAACGGCGTGTCTTGCGTAAATACAAACAATTTTAAAATCGTCTGTATCAAGCCAAGTTTGGTCATAACCAGTTTCCATTACTCACTCCTAATCAATTCACAGGTATGACAATGCTGATCTGCAAACTGCCATGATCCACACTTATCGCATCGCTTTACTGGCTCTTGAGTGTCAGTAGCCTCTGCTAAGTTCTTTGTGCCAATAGCACAGCATTTAAGGCATTGATAAACCCTAAAACCATCAGCTGTGGAATATCCATCAAGCCAAACAAAATCTGAATTGGCTGAACAGAAATTACATCTGAACTTAACCATTTTTGCCAGCCCATCCTGTGCCTTTGAAAATTGCTGGAACAGCTGTAAAAACACGCCTTAATTGTGTTCCGCATACTTGACAATAAGGGATTTTATGATCCATTGGTAAATCCAATACAATCAGCGATCCCTCACCGTCGCACATATAATCGTATTTAGGCATTATACGGAATCCGATTTATTGCATGGCAGGAATAGCATCGAAGCAGATCGCCCTCATGAAGTAATCTGTCATCGTTGCATAGTTCGCAATGATCTGTTGATGGCTCTACGACTATACCGTCATCCGTAAAGGTAGCGGTCAATCCAGAGCCGTCAATGATTTGTAATTCACCCATTTATTCACCTCCTTCAAAATACCATTTTCCATTAGCTGTAAGTTTTGCCCATTTAGGTTCGCATTGTTTGGCTTTGCAAACATATCCATAGTAGGGCTTACCTCCTTTTGAAACTCCATTTTTGAGAATATGACCATGCTCGCAAGCAGGTGGTTCATTAGGCGTTGCTGATCCAATTTGATCTACAACATCGCCAACAGACCAAGCAACTGGAGCAGGTTCTTTATCAGCTTCAAATGATGCTCTAAGCGCTGTTTCAATTGCAGCGGATCTGCCGGACTTTCCGTATAGGTTTTGTTTTGCTTCCAATTTCTCTTTAAATGTCGGATTAACTTCAACCTTTTTCATGTCATCCTTCGTGGCAGTTTTGTCAGATCCTTTAAGTAAAATGATCGCTCTACCTAAAGCACTTGTAGCTGTATCCTCAACATAAAACTTTTTCATGTTAGGAATATAGGTTTCTCTTGATCCAAAAGCGACATTGGAAACTGCAGGTGCAGCATCTTTGCTATCCCGCCATAATGTTGATTGAATCAAAATATAACCTTTTTCAGGATCATGGCTTATCACCGATAGATCAGATCGACCCATTGGATAATTAGCAATGAACCATTTATTAAGGGTTGCCACATCCTCATAATCCTCAAGATTGAACGCCATTATTGATCCTCCCAGTTTTCGTCTTGGACTGCATCAAGCACAGTTTTATAGACAGATCCATAGGCAATGAAGTCCTTGATGCTGTCGTAATGATCTGGAGTTTCAGTAAGCCTAGAAATCTTGACCAATGCCATGCATAGTGCAGCTTGGTGTGGTGTAATTGGGAAGTCGAGATATGCAGACCATAAGCCCGCAATTCTTTTGTGATTGTAGTATGGATGTCCATAGACACTTCCACGCTGTTGGATCGTAGTAATGACCTCATCAAATAGACTCTCAGTTTTTGTCATAATCAAAAACCTGATCCAATTTCATTTCTTTAATTTTGGCTTGGTGTTCAATGCAGGATTTCCACCCACTTGATCTACCTGACCAAAATCCTGCTTGGTAGGCGTTTTCCTTAATACGGGAAATAATCCAACCCATAGTGCCAATTCCCAGCATTATGTAAAACCACATAAAGCCAGCTTCTCTTAGTGTCATGTTGCTCCCTTACATATCCACAACGGTTGTGAATGCATAAAGTATGACCTAAATCAATGACGCTGGGTTAATTTCTTT